GGTTACTGGAGATGAGAGCGAATACCCTTTCCAGGGCCTCATGGTTAACCATGTCCGTCCTTTCGAGGGGTCTTCCCTCTGTGGTGTGGAATGTATTGCTGCACTAAGATGCCTATCCCATCTGGGGATCAGGCAACTCCTGAATGCGTTTTACCGCATCCAGTAGTGCTTGAACCGCAAGATGATCTTCCGTTGTTCGGCGGGTGCCGAGACGGATGGTCACTTGTAGGATACCCTTGGGCGATTCCTCGTCCGCGGGTCCCCAGACGACACAGACACCAGTCTGTTTGACAGCCTTCATCATGGGCAGAGATTCTGACCCGTAATGATAGCTTCGCCCACTAGGTACAAAGCGTCGACAACAACAACGACCGTTACCAGTATCCTTTTATTAAGGTTGGTTCGGTCGTCGTAGTCGACACTTCTCCTCCCGAGGGAACCTCGAGGAGGACGTGAAGGATCACGGTGGACATCCCTTTCGGGTATGTCATCATGATCACTCATGGTACCTGTGGCACGGTGATCCGAAGCGCATGGAGGGTCGTCTCACGACTCCCCACCGAGCAGTTTCGTGACCATCGCGCCGGAAGAGGCGTTCAAGGTGGCGATGAAGCCATCGAAAACGGCCTTGGCTTCCGTAGGTGTGTAGCCGGCGAGAGGGAGATCGAAGACGACGTAAGTCGCCATCGACACTTCCACATTCTCGCTCGGCTTAAACACGTCCGGGGCCAACTTCCGAACGTCGATCCGCGCCATACGGCGCGTCCTGTCACCCTTGCCTTGCTGGTAAAGGTGGCTGAACGTAGCCGTCAGCAGCCCATCGCCAGACGAGTATTCCGACTTATCGTCACCCACGCTAACGCGGGGGACGGAAGACGTAACGCCCGAGATGGTAATGGACAGTGGATCGGTCAGAGACATAGGCATCACTCCTAGGAGCATTGGTATGCTCCCTGTGGCGGTTTGACGTAAACAACATGTCAATCACTTGCCCTTGGATATACCAAGTGCCGCGATTATGGCTTTCTGACGGTCACTGAAGTCACCGTACTTCAAGCCGAACCCGAAGGGTGTTGCCCGACGACGTTGCTTCGTTTCAGAAACGAAAGTAACGGGTGTCGGTTGTGAGGCTCCTAACCAACCGGTTGGACCCCCATACGTATAGGTGTGCTCGGAACGAACATGTTCCATCACATACCCATACGGCATCACCATGCCATCGCGTTGCCAGCTCTGGAGATTCGAAATGACATCTCCAGTGTTTGACACCCAATCGACGGCCCAGCTCCATGGGGTCAGGTTCCAGATCGTTTCTGGAGTGATTTCCAGTCCTAAGAATTTCTTCAAAGGACCGGAGCGTGAGTCTATCGCGTCCATAGCCAGAATATCCGGCGGGACGAAGTAAACAAACGCACCACTAAACCAGACTTTCCGGACTGTCTTACGAGACAGATATACCTGACCCTTGGCGAAGTTGCGTGGGTCCTCCATTGCGCCGTTCGTTGGTCCAACAAGGACCGCGGTAGCGCGTGAATCTAGGAGTTGCACGTCTTCTTCGACCAATGGTGGAAAGGCG